TACTAGCTTTTACATTGAAAAGCATTGGTTGGTAGCCTCGACCGTCAGCATTTGTTTTTCGAAAATCAGTAGCACTTGATAGTCCAAAAGCTAAGTCTTGATTATCCTGCTTGACATAGAGTTTGTTCCCCTCTACCTTTACCAACTGACAACCTTCTAATTCTGCCTCCATTTGTTGAACGAATAGAAGCCAGTCTTGGTTTTCTTGTTGCTTGACCTGCTTAACATTGCTCACCAATACTGTGGTCAGACCTTGATAAACTTGAATTGAACCAGCAATCACCAATAGAGCTACTAGACATTCCAAGAGGGTAAAAGCACGAACCTTGCTATTGAGAGACATGAATAATCTCCTTTCCTGATTCATAAACCGCGATACCTTGCTTGCTACGTTTAACTGTCACTGTGATGCCATTTAAGGTCAACTGATCCTGTTTGGTCTGAACTGCCATGGTTGCCACACTCAAGACCTCCTGTTGGTGGAGATTCCTAGCCATTAGCCTACGATTGGTATTGATCTGATCCAAGATAAGACCACTGACGAGTACTAAGACAGCCATTGCTACCAAGCTTTCGATAAGAATATAGCCTCTAAGAGACCGTCTTTTTATATTTACCGCTGCCCATGTTAAGCTGATAGGTCACCACCTCCTTATCACTTGAAAAACGAATCTTTGTGAGGCTAGAGTTGCCTCCTTTGGCATCAAACACTAGCGTCTGCCCCTTATCCAGATGTATATTTTTAGGAATCACCAGACTTGATTTTCCGTTACTGATTTTATCCTTGGACAACTGCAATTCAACATTGGACCCTTCCGCCGCTGCCAAGCGCTGACTATCTCGGTATAGGTACTCAAAGCGCAGATAAAAAAGATTAGTCTCAACCTGCTGAAAAATACCTGTGACTGAGCCTGATAAACTCAGAGTGAGAAAGGCAACCACTGCTAGAGTCACCAGACTCTCCAACAAGGTAAAGGCTCTAATTGGCCACTGAGCGGCTTTCGCCACCATGTTTCGCATAGTAATCATTGTATGAATCTGCCTGTTTTTGCGTGATTTGACCTTCTGAAACAAGAGCTGCTAAACTAGCTGTCTTATTATTTTTCATTTCATAAAGTTCTGCTTGAGAGTCCACGACCTTGACCACAGCCGCATTTCCAGTCTCTTTAACAGAATCCTTCTGCTTACTCAAGTTAGGAACAAAAAGTAAGAGGAGAATACTGATAATGAGAAGCACGACCAGCATTTCAATCAAGGATAGTAAAATTCTTGATTGAGCATAAAAAAAGACTTGGCAGCATGAGCTACCAAGCGACATGAAAAACAAAAACATTCAGCGCGTAATCGACTAAAGTACATGTATAGTGTACCTTTATTTAGGTTAAATGTCTATTGATTTGTCATGAATACATAAAAAAGGCTAGGATAACCCTAGTCTTTTATCGCTCCCAGATAACGCCGTTGTCAGCGTACCCCACGTATTCCACGCCATCAATAGGCTTCATGCCACGACCTTCAATCAGCAAGTCGCCGTCTTTATCTCTCCAAAAATCGAGCATGTCTGCCACTTCTTCCCACGGTTGCTCTTTCAATTCGTCTGCATATACATCTTGGATAAGTTCTTTGATTTCTCTTTCTGTATCAGTCATGAGTGCGTCCCTTCTTTCTGCAATTAATTCCTCTAGCTCGTTCAAATCCGAACCCGTAGCATGATTTCTGATAAAGCTACGAGCGGACGAACGTTTTGACAGATAATTGCGATGCTCTCTATTGTTTTTATTCCACTTCTTAGTGGCCTTTTGTTGTGCGTCCATGCGATCTACTCACTTTCCAAATCTAGCGACGAATAATTTATGATATAACTCAATGTCATCGTTAGTGACATCCAACAATTTGCCGTGAGATTTTTTAACATTCACGTATTTTTCAAGTTCTTCGACGTTACGCATGTTGCTGATGTCGTAGCCAGCTGTTAACAAACCATACAACGCTTTGTGGATTTCTCGCAAACTATCGTTTTCCAATTTTTTAGAAAGATTGAACATTTTGTTTGATGTTGCAGAGTTGTTTTTGATTTCGTCTGTGTATCGAGAACCTAAAATTGTTTGACCGTTTTTCATTTTGTTTTACCTGAGAACTTCTTTCGTTCTCCCTTTCCTTATCTTCATGTTTATTATAGTACATATACTATAATAAGTCAACACTTTTGACAAAGAAATTTAAGTTTTTTGCAAAATAAAAAAGCCCGACCTAAAGCCGGACAGTTCGAGAAATTTATCGAAATGATACCAAGTATTCCGAAATCTATGTTATCACTTATCTACGGAAATCACAAATAAAAAAAGAGCTATGAGACTAACTCATGGCTCTTTGCCTATGATGGACCTTTATTATACCAAATAAAAAAAGCCCCAGCAAATGCCAGGGCTTCGACCACTACTGCCATTGTATCCCTATTGCAGTGTGAGGGGAGGTGATATACTCCTTTTCATTTTTTAGTTTTCGTGGTCTGGTTTAATTATTCGTAGTAGTTGACAAGGTCGTCCTTATCCCAGCATGAGAGCCAAACCGTACCAAATTGGCCAAACTCGAAATGTCGATAATAATAACCGCCGTAGTAGCCGCCGTCTTGCATGTCAGTGATGTTAGATTCATCACCGGCGAAACTAAAGAACATGCCTGCTTTGAAGTCTTGATCAGCACCGTCTGGCAAATCGTTGCCGTCCGCTTCCACCCAGTTAACCATTGAAACCGGGATGCCGTTTTCTGTCCAGTCGAATCCAACGGGTGCTAAATAGTCGCATTTAATTTGCCAAATGCCATTGACATATTTGACCTCATTGGCTTCATAATATGCTTTTTCTTGTGGCACGACTGCCGTGTTAGCTTGATTGTCAGTCTGAGGTGCAGTGTCAGCGTATCGCCAAACCTCGATATAAGCTGGCTGATTCCATCCGTAGTAATCATTCCAAGGGTAAGTATTGATTGCTTGTCCAACTGCTCCTTGAGTTGAGAAATCGCAACTAATAAAGTATGTATCATCAAGCATGACACCGACGTGTCCACCAGCTCCACCAGAGCTAGACATGTCAGCACCCCATGACATCAAAACGATGTCGCCCGGCGCTGCATCCCATGATTCGTTACGACAAACACGATAAAAACCGTTGTTTGATAGTTGCTGGCCAAGAGTTACGGTTGATGGTAGCCCTTGAATACCGATACCGGCTTCTTTCAAAACTTGCGACATGATGCCGGAGCAGTCTCCAGTGCCGTCTGAACCGTTGCGAGAACCAAACATCGAATATGTGATTAGCCCTCGTCTGCTGGTAAAGCCGTTAACAATAGATTGTTGTACGCTCATATTAGTAGCCTTCCTTATCGTTTCGTGGTTGGTTGTAGTTTAGTGCTTGTTCGCTGTCTGCCACACCCTTAGTTGTAGGGTCTGTAACAATACCCAAGATTACCAAGATCACAACGAATGTATTTACACCCTCTTGGATATTGTGCGGGATTTCAAGCCCGAATTGTTGCAACATAAGGAACACTGCTGAGATAAGAGCTACTAGAGTAGCTTTGTTTTGTAAACGTAGTTTAAAATTAATCATTGTCATTATTCTCCTTTTCTTCTTTCAAGAAAAACTTTTCTTTATCAATGTTTCTCTTAACAAAATTGTCAATATAAGGGATTTCAACCCCTAGAGCGGATAGACTAGCCAAAATACTAGAGCCATAAGCTGCTATCATAGCAAAGATAAATGTATCAATTACACTACCTAAATTCATGAAAACCGCAAATGGGTAGAAGATTGCTACAAACGTAAACATGGCAATGTGCCCGACCAGCCCTTTTCTGAATTTTGAGCTTGAAAACTCGTGGAAAGCCCAAGCTCTGGCCACTCCGATGACGATATCACTGAGAATGATAATCATTAGCAGAAATACCCATAAGTGCTCATCAATGCCGTGTGCATAGAAGTCTCTGACTACGTCGAACACGCCGAAGATGCCGTCTGGTTTGCTGTGCATTTAACACTCCTTGACATATTATTTAACCCCCATTTTTTTAAAACAAGAAATTCTTGATAATTTCATCCGCAATAGCTTGATGTCCTAAATCGCCGGGGTGACTAGCAACTCCGGGATCGGTAACTGTGTACTTAGTACCGTCTGGCAAGTCAATGATAGCCCCAACATAAGACTTATATTTAGGGTCTTTAGAAAACTTGTAGATGTCTACAAAAGTAACATCAAGAGGGGCACAGATACGCTTCAATCGGTCAACAAAGTCTTGTGAAGCATAGTACACACCCACCCAATAGATAAGTGCTTTAGGTGAAGCATTGCGAATCCAACTGATAAGGTTTGGGATATCTGTTTCAAGGTTTCTTCTTTTTTCGTCGTTGTTTAGGTTGTCCCCGAACTGCAAAATAACGATATCTGTGTCTGGTTTCAACGTTAACATCATTTTGCTTTCGAACGTTTGACGGCGAGTGTTTGGCTCTGATTCCCACGATGCACCGTTACCGCGTTCTACGACGGCGTCTGGATTCTTGGACTGGATGTATTTTCTAACGAGAGTGAAATAGTCCTTATCTTTCGAACTGGCAGCCATACCAATGCCCTTGAGCCATCCATGGCTAGCGATTGAGTTACCAAACACTACGACACGTTTAGGAATGTTTGAAACCGTTGATAGATTACCATTGTTATCAACCAAGAGACGGAATTTAGTTCCGTTCGGACTAACAACCATCGGTGTTCGTTTGAAAATTTCAAGCTCCGAAACAATAGGCTCAAGCTTGTCAGTGGTGCGTTTCAAGTCTTCCACTTTCTCGTTAGCACTTTCCTCTGCTACCGTGTAAGTGAACGGGATAGCGTTGTTAGTACGGTACATGATTTTACCAGCATATCCAGCATTGCTAGTTGTATGCTGAGCGTCCTGAATAAGATTCTGCTCACCTTTTGAGGCATACACAGTGTTATCTTTTGATTCAAAGAATAGCTGTTCACCGTAGAAAATAGCGATGTTTTCGTGTCTCAAACTCAAGCGGTTATAACCAGCGCTTAAATCTTTCGTGAATGTTCGAGGTGACACAATTAACTGGTTTTGGTCGATGTTCCCGATAGCAAACTTATATGTTCCTGCATCCTTAACATAGACATCCACGGTGTCGATAAACCCTTTTGTTTTAGGCCATGTATCAACCGGCGACATATAAGCTAGGTTATCAACCGTGGTTTTTTGTGTCGAGTCAATCCCGTCAATATTTAGACCAAATCGAGTGCCGTTGTTGTCGCTGCTCAAGAAATTGACGCTAGATTCTAGGGCAGACGCTCCATAATCTAAATTCTTTAGCAATGAAGCCTTAGAAAGCCCACCTTGGATAAGTTTTGATTGCGGGTCCCTAAGCTGCCTTGTGATTAACAGAAAACCGTTTTCTGGCGCCATGTAATCTTCACTAATCAAAGCATCTTTTGTCGAAAACTGCTTGAGTTTACGGTTATCGACACTGAAGAAGTAAGTAAACACCCCACGAACATCTTTCAAGCCGTAGGTAACGCCTTTTTTAAGGGTAATTGGTGGATACACTCCCCAGTCCGCCGCATCCGCTTTGTCTTGGGCGCTTCCAGTGTAGAACTTACCACGAATGAACGCATTCTCATCAAGAATCTGCTTAATTTCCGTTACAAAGTCAAGGTCGGTAGCCTTGACATCGACTGACAATTTCGGGATTTTAAGCGAAATATAGCCGTCTGGGAGATTGTTCATGTCAACGTTAGCCGCTGCTAACTCTGCAACCGACGCATTAAACACTTTAGGCTTAGCGTCGCTATTTTGAGTAGATACATAAAGAAGTGAATCTTCTGTCGGGGTGTATTCAGTGCTAATTACCGTGTCGTTGTTAGCTAATTTCTTGATCACACGGCTACCGTCCGCTGATGTTACATAAGTAAGGATTCCTCGAACACCGACAATGTAATAGGTTTTCCCCTTGTACAAATTGACTGGCAGATAGCGACTCCAGCCGCCTGCTACGTCATTGATAATCTTCCCGCCATTCTCTACCCAGAATGTGCCGGTAATGCGGTCAGTAAGCATTTGCTTGATGCCTTGGGCAAAGTCAATGTTATCAGCGGTTACTTCATTACCACCAAGCCCACGAGACTGATAGACACCGCCTTCTTTCCATGAGCGAGCCCCTTCGTCGTAGTAGTACCACTTACCGGTGTCTTTGGCTACGACAATGCCGTTAGCACCGTTTGGATAAGTGCTACTGATTTCAGATAGTGAGTTGAGAACTGCTTTCGGGGCGTTGGATTCGATTTTATTGAACTTCTTTTCAACGAAATCAGCACTTGCTTTCCCGTTTAGGGTGTTCTCGATAGTGCTAAGACGGTCATCAAGATTGCCAGCAAGTCCACGGGCTTTGATGACTTCCATGTTAGTATTGCCATTAGTGGCACCGTCCGCATAAGTCGTTTCAATAGCCTTAGCGATGGCTTCCCGAACATCCGCCCCTCTGGTCTTTTTACGGATTGCCTTGGTCAAAACACTAATGTTCTTAGTGTTTTCCAAAGGCGTGACATCATCGTAGAGGTTCAAACGTCCCTCCGCTTCGATTTCTGGCATGTTTAATTACCTCCATTTAATTCTTTTTGTAACCTAGCAATTTCGGCTTCAACGTCTCTAATCGTTCTAGCACGCTCTTGTTCGTCCATATTGAACGACGCTAACTGGTTATCATAGTTAGCTTTAGCAGTTAGATAATCAGCGTACTGCTTATCGTAAGCCGCAATCTCGTCCGCTGAAGCGTTAGGGCTAGGCGGTGTAGGTGCTGTTGGTGGCGTTGGTTTTGAGCTAGGTTTGTTCTTAAGTGCTGCGAGTTGACTTTGTAGAGCCTTCAAACGTTTCTCTTTGTTAGCTGTCGAAGTATTCTGTTTCAAACGTTCGATAGAGTTTTCAGCCTCTTGCAATTGAAGTTGATACGCTGAAAGTGATTGAGATTGTGAACCGATAGTCAAATCAACACTCTGTGGGTTTAGAATATCAATTTTTTTCTCCAAGATTTGCAAAGTTTCAATCCCAGACAATGGCGCATTGATAATCGGGTGCTTGTTCCCAATTTCAAATTTATCGTATCGGTTATCAATCAGATAACGCTCTACCGCTGAAATCGTCCATTTTGCGAGTGCGATTTTTTGGTTTCGTAAATACTGCTTACCACGGGCTAAAAGTACGCTAGGGTTATCGATTTCAGTCCAGATAACAGCCTTACGAATAATACCAAACTCTTTCATCAGCTCTTTATCTTCTAAGTAAGCTCGATTGTTATTGACGTGCCAAATAGTCAATTGCTCCCTGGTAACATCGGGGCTCTGGTCCTCGTCTGGATGTTCCTTCTGAATATCAGCACCAATCGGCATGATTTGAGTAGCTAGACCGTCAAAATCAAGCTCACGGCTTGCTGATTTGATATTCTTACCAATTTGAAGCGGTGATTTTTTGGTTTCTCCAATCTGAGCGGTCCAGTCCACATATAAGCGAGTGTTTCGCTCATATATGGTCAAATAACCCCCGATATTGTTTATAATGCGCTCTCGGACACAATCCCAAGTGCTTTCATAGCCCAGATAACGCCAAGGTTTATCCGTCCTACTGTTAACCGTGCAAGTGCCAAGATTGATGCGTTTGTAATCCTCAACCTCACCATTCGCAACCCTTAGAATTTCAGTCAAGTAAGGTGCCGCTCCTTGATTTGGCAATTTCTGGAACCACTGAGCAGAATCATGCAAGAATGAAAGAAAGTCCTCACAGGTCACTTTCTGAGCGAATCCATTCGTTGTCATTTCATTAGTAGATGTCAACACTCGACCTACAAACTCAACATTGCCATCGTAGAGGTTAACTACTTCGACGATTGATTTGAACGGTACCATTTTATTGTAGAGTGGGTGCGTGAAAGGAACAGCAAAAGAAAATTCATGAATAGTGTTTAGTGCTTGGGTGATTTCACCAACGATTACCGTGCCCCCTCTTGGGCTGTACGGGTCATGAATAGTCTTGCGTGCCGTAGTAGTTCGATTGAGCTTATCCCAACGGCGTGAGTTGAAATCACTCCACCAATACACCGCATAGCCGCCTTTGTGTTTGGTTTCGGGTGGCTCTGGAACGACAATTTTTTCACCGCCAACTCCGACAAGTTGACCGTTGTTGTCAGACACATAGACATGCGTTAAAAACTCCCCATGCTCGTTGTTGTGGTCTGAAACATTGACAGTACAGTACCAATTACCGCCCCATTCTACGCCGCCATACCAGATAATATCGTCTTGATCTATCTCCTTACCGGCGCTAGGTGAGTAGTTCGTTTTCCTGCTCCATGTCGGGAACGATACCCCTTTGATACCAGTGTCATTACTGAGATTTGAAACCTTGACAGCATAGCCCGTGTGGCTGATGTTAAATACTTCGATTTTACCGCTTGCACTCATGCCATCACCTCGTTATTGTAGTGCATGGCTATTGTGCCATTACCTTTAGCCTTAAAGTAGTTAATCCCTTGATAAAGTGTCAATGCAAACTCCCTATTTTCACCACGTTTGAGGTTGTAAATAACCCCTTCTGAGTCAGTAAGCGTGATATCTTCATCACAATAAATGACTGGACTGATTGAAGTGTCACCAGAATTAACGAAATAGATTGTCCTTTCTGATTTCGTATATCCAAGTTGCCATTTAGTCCATGTTGAATCATCACTTTCAAAATCGAATGTGTCCCAGACGTCATCGAAGTATTCGTTTTCGTGGAATGCGAATGGATAGCATTTAAACACGATAGTAGCTACTAGATTCTTTCTAATAGGGTCGTCTGCTACTTTGATGTGCTTAATCTTTCCCATCCAGTAATAGCGGCGGTCATGCGTATCAAACAGTTTCCGCTCTGTTTTAGTCACCATTTGAGACTTAATCATACGTTCAGCGGTTTTACGGTCTTCGTATTCCGTAAATGGTAGCTTGAACTCATACGTTATTTCTCTAGGCTCGAAAACACGCTCACCCAAGACACTAGAGAAGTCGAGAACACCCTGCATAAATGGGATAGACTCGACAATCTCTTTCTCGTCTGGTGTTGGTGCTTCTCGTTTCTGCAAATACCAACCGGCGTCACGACTATTAAAATCGCCGAATGATATATACTCTTTAATTTTAGTAATCATAATCTGTGACGTCCTTTCAGTGTTTTAATTGTGTCGATAGCACTGTTGAAATTGTTGACTGTACCGCCTACAAGAGCACCAGTGTCAAGAACCATGTTTTGACCTTGTGCCATTTGCTCTTTGAGGTCTCCCAAAGCGTCGATAACATCACCAAGCAAACCGGCTGAATGTGCAGCGTAAGCTTCTTGACGGGCTGAAATCGTAGCGTCTGGGGTTTTATCTCGCAAGACTTCCATTTTAAGCTGACTAGCCATGTTTGAAGTGGCACCGGTCAACATTGCATTAGCTCGAACGTTGAACCCGTTGACTTGGTCACGGATATAGTCAAGGCTATTTGCAACCTCTGGCGCTGATTCGTCGATACCTCGAGCGATACCAAGACCAATATACCAACCAACTTGGTCACGGAATAAGTGAGAAGGTGAATGGATTTTGGCTTTAGCTTGTGCAGCCCGTTCCGCTTGTGCGACTAGGGCGTTTGCTGCCGCTGTAACTGCTCCAAGAGCTGACATCAGACCAGCGGCAAGACCTTGACCCATGTAAGCACCGGCTGAGAAGAAAGCACCATATCCGGCTCTAGCTGCGGCTGCTGCTTGGTTAACGGCTGCTTGCGTAACTGCAACTAATTGCTGTCCGCTCGCTTGCATAGCTGATACCATTTGGGCACCACCAGCACGGATAGCCGCTACTACCTGATTCATGCCATTTCTGACCGCTGAGACAATCTGATTCATAAAGGCTTGCGTGCTAGCAACCATTTGTGTGCCACTAGAACGTAGAGCAGCAGTCATTTGCATAGCTCCAGACGTTACCGCTTGGACTGCTGACATCATGCCTGCACTTACCGCCATACCTAATGACATCATTGTTGCCTGTAATGTCATTGCTGCCGCTCCAACAGTAGCGAATACACTAGCAAGCATCATGACTTGAGCACTTACCATTGCAAGCCCTGCTCCTGCCATTTGGGCTGAGCTAGCAAGCATAGTAAGCTGACTAGATACCATAGTAGCCATCATGGAAACCATGCTGAAACCAGTCTGAGCAGTCATGAGTTGGGCACCAAACATGGTCACTGCTGAGCCTGCCATCATGAGCTGTGATGTCATTTGCATCAAGCTAGTGGCAAACATCATGAATTGAGTATTTAGCATTGTTAACGAAGTACCAATCATCATGAATTGCGTACCTACAAGCGTTAAGCTAGTACCTAACATGGTTGAGCTAGTAGCCATCATGGTCATGCTCGTAGTGATCATAGTCAACTGAGTAGCTAACATCGTTAAGCTAGTAGTCAACATAGTCATACTTGAGCTGATAGAAGTCATGCTAGCAGTCAACGACATTGAAACGGTACTGAACTGAGTTAAACCAGTCGCAGCAACCATCAATGCTGGTGCTAGTGTCATGATTTGCGTTCTAAACGCTGTGATAGGGGCTACAATAGCAGTTAACCCAGCAAGCGATTGACTAGCTTGACTAGAGAACGTACTAAACGCAGTACCAGCGGTAGTGAGTAGTGATTGTAGGTTTGTGAACGACGATTGAATGCTTGTAATCGTGCTTGAGAATGATGTTAAACCAGATACAGCACTAGACGCTGAGCTAGACACCTTACTCATACCATTACCAAGGTTGGCCATACCAGTACCAGCTTGAGCAAGTCCTGCTGAGTTGTTCCCAATTGACCCAACTCCTTTGGCAACTGCCGCAAGAGATGCAGCCATGTCTCCAAGATTAGTATTGGTAATCTTAACCACGCCATTAGCAAGCTGATTGAATCCAGACCCCGCTTTTTGAGCAGCGGTACCGATTGAGTTGAACACATTAGCCAAGCTATTCAATACGCTACTGATTGCACTACCGGCGGAAGTAATAACGCTTGAAATACCTTCAAACGCTGACTTAATACCGTTTCCGATACCTTGAGCCGCCGTGCTGATTGATGTTCCGACTGACTGCACTACGCTAGCAATGCCCTGCAATGCTGCACCAATAGCTGAACCGACAGAACTGATAATGCTTGCCACACCACTAAGGGCCGTACTAATAGCCGTACCGATACCCATAGCAGCCGTAGCGATAGCCATTCCTGCTGCTGACACAACCGATGCAATACCACTAAATGCAGCACTAATCACACCACCAATTGCGGTAATAATAGGCACGATTTGAGTGATTGCTGTGACAATCGCTGAAATGATTTGGGTAATGATAGGTGCAAGAGTTTGAACAACAGTAACGATGGCAGATATCACTTGACTAATGACTGGTGCCAATGTTTGAACGACAGTAACAATCCCTTGAATCAAGGTCATAATGACCGGTGCTGTTGCTTGAATAGCTTGGACAATCACTTGTAAGACCATTGCAATCTGTGGTCCAAATTGCCCGATTACTTGAGCTACTTGGACAATACAGTTTGAAATTACTGGAGCAATTGCCACGATTGCGTTAGCAATAATCTGAGCTACTGCCGTGATTGTGTTACCAATAATTTGGACAATCGGAGTGATTGCGGTGGTTATTTGACTGATTGCTGAACCTAGAGCAGTAGCCAAACCACTGAATGCGTCAATGATAGCTGGCAACGTCCCTAAAATAGACGTCCAAGCATTACCAAACGCCGTAATGGCTGGGGCTGCATTGCCTAGAGCAGTGCCGATAGCTTCAACCAATGGTGAAAGTTTGGCTAGTCCAGGCGCAGCTTCACCGACTGCTTTAATGACGATGCCAAATGCCGTTCCAAACGATTCAACGATAGACCCGGCTGCCTTGCCAATCGATTCAACAACAGTTCCGAACGCTGAACCGATAGCGTTTAGAATTTGTGAAACGCCTTGCGATTGAGTGGCCAAAAGGGTGAATGATGCAACGATAATACCAATACCAGCACCGATTCCGACTGCGGCAATGGCTACGGATGCACCGAATGACAGTAATGTTGCGGGGTTTAACCCTCTCAAGCCTTGCAAGGCGATATTGATAGCTGTACCAATCCCCTTAAATGCTGTAGAGATACCTGTTCCGATACCCTTAGCAGTTTGTGAAATTGCTGAACCGGTGTTTTTAATCGCGCCACCGATACTCTCAAACACTTGGGCAATCTTGCTCTTGCCACTGCTCGCACTAGTAGCGGCTTCTGCCATTCCCTCTGCCGCATCCGCTCCGAATTTCTTGAAAGGATTAAGACTCTTGATGAAGTCCAACCCTTTCAATGCAACACCTACCGCTGAAATACCAGCCTTGGCAGTCATGAAGCCCGCTACCATTGCCAAAATACCGCTAGTGATACCGTTTAAGATTCCCGGCGGAATTGCACTGACAAACCTAGATATTGCTGAAATAGCTTGAGATATCCAGTTTACAAGTGTTCCAAGGGCTGAGCCAATGCCTGCAATGATTGACTGCATTTGTGAGCTACCTAATACCTCACCGAATGACGAACCGATAGCTTTAAGGGCGTTCCAAGTATCTTGCACCGCTGCCTTGAACGACTGAAACGCTCCAGTGTCAGCAAACGAGCTGATGAAACTTCTAACTGATGTGGTAGCGATATTCAAGGCTTGCGAAATACCGTTAGCAATGTCACCAAAGACTGAACCAATGCCCTGCATAAGCTTGCTACCGTCAATCTTGCTAAAAAGTTGTTTGATTGAGCTTGAAATGTAAGTGAAGGTCGCACCTAGATTCTTCAAAGCTCCGGTATTAGAGAAGCCTTTCCAAAGAGATTGCAACCCGTTGCCAATCTTGTCAGCGATAGCGTTGATGTCGACTCTTTCAAGTGCATCAGTGAGCCCAACGACTGCCTTGATACCGATTTGATTGAGCTTCTCAAATTGTGGCATTAGCTTGTTGGCAAGAGACTCTTTCATACCGTCAATCGCTTGGTCAACAGTCTTGAACTCTGTGGCCATCTTACTGAAAGTGTCGTTATTCCCGACCTTTGCGATAGCGTCGAAGAAGTCCTCGGTCTTAATCTTGCCGTCCTGGACCGCTTGGACCATTTCAGCGGTACTCATGCCCATTTCTTTCGCAATCGCCGCAATACCGGCAGGCGTCTGTTCTAGCATGAGTTTGAAGTCTTGCCATTGAACCTTAGGCTTAGCAGCCATTTGGGTAGCTTGTTGGCTCAAGGTCTTCATGGCTTGTTGTGGGTTTTCTGCTGCCGCTGCAAGACCACCGAAACCCTTAACGAGTTCCGTTGTATTCTTCGTACCAACTGCCGCTAACTGTGAGTAAGTAGAAGCCATGTCGGACGCTGAATAGATGGTTTTGGTCGCAAAGTCCTGCAACTCGCCTTTGACTTGCTTAATCTGGTCGGTAGGCATGTTGATTTGTTGCATGTTGCCTTCAAAGGTCTTCCACGCTTTGGTAGAACTGTTAAGTTCACCTACCATCGACTTCATGCCGTTTCCAAGGGCGCTTATACCGCCCATAATGGCACCACCGATTAAGTTAGCGCCTAAAACAGACTTAAAGACCGAACCAACCTTACCAGCTGAACCTTTCAAGCCCTCTAACGCCCCCTTGATACGTTTAGCCCCACTTTCAGCGTCCTTACCATCGAACAACGCTTTGATGGTGACTGTACCATCTGCCATAGATTATCCCTCCTTTCTAAAATTCTTCTTCTTCGTATTCTTCATCAACGATTGTGTCGTTAGGGAGAGCATAATCTTTTTGAAGCTTACGCATTTCCTCTTTGTATTCCGCCGAGTCGCCCTTTTGTGGCTTCCATTTACGAATTTTGACAACTTCCATGAACTTGGTACCTTCTGGAAGTCCAGAAAGCAGAGCATTAAACTTCTTCCAGTGAAGCTTGCCTTGAACGTCGAACAAGTCAATGCCGTAAGCTTGCAAGAATGAAGCGTAGATATAATCACCATCTAAACGGATGTCATAAGGTGCTTTCTCTTTAGGTTCATCGCTTGCCGTTGTCTTCATGGGATTTCCAGCAAGGTCATACTCGACATGGTTGTCCTCGACCTCTGACAAGCTGATATGTTCCTCGAAAACCTCGTTGAATATCTCAGCCATTTCTTCGACTGTGAAATCTTCCAAGGTCTCACCGGTCAGAATCCTAATGCCAAAATGCGGTTTTACAAACTCTGGAACATCTTCGTCCCTCCACATTTCAAAGAGCTTTAGGACGTTGTTAAACGAAAGGTCTAGGGCGTACTCTTTATCATCAATAACTAACTTGTCGTTTAGTTTTCGTGATAGGTCGAGCATAGTTACTCAGCCAAATACTTATCGAGGGCTGCTTTTGAATTTTGGGCTTCAAATTCCTCTGAAATGCCCTTGATGGCTTCAATGAGATAGAACATAGCGTTAATCGTTGACTGACCAGCAAATGCATAAACTTGTTTAAACGCTTCTTCATCGTCGAAGACTTGATTAAAGCCATCTTCTACCAATGCTTTCAACGCCCCCAATGCTTCTTCATCGCTTGTATCTTGGAACGCTTGCCCTTTAGCTTGCAAATCTTCCCCAACAGTTTTCATGCGCTGAATGTTGCTATCAGACACTGGGAAATTAAGTTGGAACTCACCGAAATCGACTGGGATGATGCTGCTACGTTTTTTAATTACTACCATGTTTTAAATTCTCCTTCTAATACGAAAAAAAGAGGGGAAGGGCTAAACCCCACCCCTCAGTTGTCTTATCTTTGTTTTATTTAATTAGTGATTACCCACCGATTCCCGGTGTACCAGTTTCTGATGAAGCACCAGAACGACTAGGATCTGGTGACGCTGTACGTCCAGAAGTTTCAGAACCAGTGCCAGCGGCTGCTACTGCTGCGGCTGCTACTGGTGTGCCACTGATGTCATGTTTCTGTGGTGTACGAGACCAGTTAACTTGGAATTTGATTGATTCAAGTTCAGACGCTTCACCGTCACCAATTTCGATTTCAGACAAACGTGCAGGGCCTTCCTTGTAGTATTTGCCTGTTGGTACTACTTCCTTGTACCAAATGATAAGATCATCAGCTACTGCGTCTTCTTTTTCTGCGACAAAGTTTTGAGCTTTATCGTCGTAATCACGGTGTCCCTCAAACGAACGACCGCGAGATTTTGAAGTAATGATTTTTTCTTTAGTACCATCACCATCGAAATAAGCAATGTCATCATCTTCTGCGTCGTTTTCTGGTGCAGATTCTTTGATACCTTTGGCAATCCAAAGATACTTATCTTCGGTTGGTGGTGTGTCTGGATGTTCTGGGTCGTAAGGTGCGATGTAGTGTTTGCGAATCGCATTTTTAAATTTAGCCATTTAGTTAAGGCTCCTTTCTACTTCAAGTCTTGCCTTCAAATCAAGCAAGTAAATGTAAAAGCCCTGCTCGTCGGCATCGTTTAAACTCGGTGTCTCGACGGTCAAGGCTAAAAATGTGTATGAATTATTTGAACTTGGTAACTCGAATCCGATTTTGGAAAGCTCAGTGTTTATCTTCCAAAGAATAGCGTTTAGCTTTTGCTGGTCCTTCGATTTAATAGCTATCTCATACGGTAGCGATAGAATCTGAGTGCCAGCCATGTCTTCGTCTTCCACTTTTCCACCCGGCAATGGATAGACTGAAAGGCTATCGTCTTTTGAAAGATAATCAAGTTTGCATTTCAACGGCAGTCCAAGCGTATTGATGAAGTTTGCTAGAACTTCTGAAAAATCGTTGTCGTTCATTAATTAACCCCCATAGCTCGAAGTGCAACTTTACCCCACTCTTTAGAGTGTTTAGCAGACGCTTTCTTGTCCCAACGTTTGCCAGTCCCCGGTGTGGTGTATTTGCTGAAAGTAAAGCTTCTATTTTTGTTGTAACTAGACCCATAGAATTGAGCCCTTGCATAAGTTTCCGGATATCTAATACCATCGCTAAAAGGCGAACCGCTAGCGCTCAAGGTTCCATCTCTACGAGGGATGAATGGCTGCATGTCTGTAATCATTTGACTAATCATGGCAACTTTCCCACGTTTGACCGCTTCAGGACTGCATTTCTTTTCGAGCCCTTGCAAGTCAACTTTAACGGTTACATTAGCACCCATTAGATCACCTCAATTTCATAGCAAAACACCTTGTCTTGCCTTGGATAATAGACTGGAATGACAGAACGAATCTTATAATCTCGTTTGCCGTCATTAATCACGCCGTTCTCAAAGCTCTCATCAAGCACCACCGGGCAATGTTTCGGATATACGAACAAAACGCTTGGTTTTGATTCGCTACGATTGTTAGTTGACCCGATAACATTGAACGTCCTATCAAATCTAACGGGTTTTAGGGTTGTGGGCTCATCATACGTTACTTTACCCCAGACATCCGTTTCCCCCGTTAGCTTTTTGATTGTGACAGTATCAACTAGCATGCGTTTGTCAATAACGGTCATAACATACTCCTTTATAGCCATATCCTGCCCCTTTAAGAGCGTTCAAAGCGTCAAGAGATAGATTATACCGGCTGCCCTCAGTGGAAGCCTTAGACGTGTTCTTGTAGCTGATAGATGTCCGCCCAAGAGACACACTAGAGACTGATTGCTTTTCATCAGCGGTCATAATACCGCTACTATCCAAGTAGGCAATTTGAAAAGCCGTTGCTAATTTGACGGCTTTCTTTCGATATTCCAGTTCTTTTTCAAAATCAACAAAGTCATAGAGGTTTCTAATAAACATATTGATAGCTAATTCTGCCCTAGCTCGTAGCTTTTCAAAGTTTTCGACCTCATCAAAACCAAGTTTTTCAAACTCGTTTTCAGTTAGATAAGCGATTTTAACCACCTCCATATAAAAAAGGCGGTGTATTATCCGCCTTCTAGTTTATTCCTCGATTTCGTAACCGAGATTAAGAAATGCTGAAACAGCGACGTCATTGGTAGCTGTGAAGCTAACGCCATCTTTCGTCAAGATAACGCCGTTAACTGTTGTTTCTTCTTTCTTCTTAGCTGCTGCCATAGTTACCCCCTATTAAGCAGATTTGTGGACGTAGATAGCTTTCTTCTTGTTTTCCAAGACAAAGGCATCGTAACGAATACGTCCTTCAACAAGTTTGCCGTTGATACCTGGTGGGTTATCGTGGATCTTGTAGTCTTCAAGCTTAACTGGTGATGTAGTAGCCACTGGGTGAGCAATGATGAACTCAACACCTTGTGGAAGGCGGCCTGGTGTAAGAACAACTGGCATGCCGTCAATCACACCAACCTGACCATTGATTGTGATTTGTTGTCCAAGGTCTGACTGCTTAACAAATGCTGGGTCAAGCTTGATAAGTTTGTAGAATTTAGATGAAACATGAAGCACGCGCCCTGCTGTTGGAACGAATGCTTCTGTAAGCTTGATTTGACCATCAAGCACTGCTTCATAAGCGTTGTCTTTTGTGACTGCTGCTGTAACGATGTTATCTGTGTCAGCACCGCCTGCAATAGTTGCGAATCGGTAAGTGTCAATCTCTGGGATAACAACTTCTGACAATTGACGAGCAAGAGCTTTACCAGCTTCCATAACACCGTTAGTGTCTTGTTCAGATTTCTTGTCGATTGTGAATGTGAAAGAGCGGTCTTTCTTCAATACCATTGTTTGAACAGTATTACCGAGTTCATCCGCTGTACCATAACGATTGACACCGCTTGTTGTGTAGTCGTTCATTTGTGAAGTTGGAACAGAATACACTTTAACTGTGTCAACACCAGTAAAGTCGAAATCTTGGTTAATGATACCAGTTGAAAGAGCTTCTTTTGTGAAGCGTTCATCAACTTTGTTGTCAAATTTCTGTGCGTAGTTAACAACCATGTTTTAAATACCTCTTTTCTTTTTATACGCTGTCAAAACCTTCAAATAGGGCTTTATCTTCTGCGCTAATATCCTGCCCAGCGTCCGCTGCTGGATTCCCCGGAACAGTGATATTTGGGTTTTGCGGCTCGCTTTGAGTTTGGAAGAGGTAAGGGCTTGTCTCTCTTAGGCCGTTGATAGTTTCTTCTAGGACTGGTTTGCCGTCCTCGCCTAGTTCAATCTTGTCTAGATCAATAAACTTCATAAGGTCCTCTGAGTTGTAAGCACCCACGTCTTTCAATGCCAATGCTACCGCGTTAGTTTTCTTAACTTGGGCAAGGTTAGCTTCATTCTCAGTCTTGTAAGTGTCAAATTGAGCTTGTAGGTCCGCTAATTGTTGCTTAGCTTCTTCACTTGCTCCCTCTTTAGCTTTCAAGTCTTCGAGTGCTTGGCTTTGTTGCTCAAGTTGCTGTTTAAGGCTGTCGTTCTCAGCTTGTAGCTCAGACTTAGCTTGTGATTTAGTGTTCTCAATACCTGCACCGTACGCTTGCATGATATTGTCAATCACACTTTTATCTGTGATACCAGCTTCAACTAACATGTCACGTTTCAAACTCATGTTTAAAACTCCTTTGTTTTACGTCCGGTGGACTGTATTAGCCCAGTTTTACGACTTTTGGCAGGTCATGATAGTCTAATTCCTATCAGTCAAGATTTGGATCACCAGCTTTCTTTTTCTGTTGCTTTCGCAGTTCGATTTCTGCTTTAGCTTGATTAAACGGGTCATCATAATACCTCTCTCTCGAATAATCTCGATACAAGAATGGGTGTTGTCTCAGATAGTCCCTCATAGCTGCTTGCTGTTTCCTAACTTGCCCCTTATACTTGCTTATTAGCTCGTCATCCTCTAGCTTGTTAGCTACGTGAAGCATCTCTTTTGACTTTCTGATAGAGCGTTCTATAGCTCGCTGCTTAGCTTGAGCGTTAGCATTTTCTATAGCTTGCTCTGGCGTTAGGTCTTTTAGGTGTTCCGGTAAGTCTGGCTTATAGTTAGCGCCTACCACAAACGGCGTTATCTCATGGTGGCAGTTGTTACCAAGACAACCGCCTGCGCTACCGAAACCATAATCGGATAGAGAATAGATGCGCTCACCTTTCTCCGTCCTAGCAGGGCCATGCGTAACTATTTGATGTTGTAACAGGGCGCACATTTCACGGGCCGTTGACTTCATCGAGTAATAGAATGTATCGATTCCGACTTCTTCAGCTGGTGCCATTCTAGCTTCACGATAGACCCGCCATGATGTTGAGCGAATAACCGTCCTAGCGTATGTGTCAGCTCTCCAACGTTTCCCTTGCTTGTCAGTGAAACCATAGAAACCCTTTTCTGCCCACTTCATAACCGTAGTAGATACGGCTTTGTTAGGGCCCATAACCCCAGTGACAACTTTGGCCACTGTTTCCTCGACTATGGACTGATAGACCTTTCTGACACTGACTGGCAGCGTTGTATTGATAAGGTTGTTGATGTCTCCCATGGTCTGATTGACGTAGTTAGCTAGATTTATCTGGATAAGATTGTTATCCACAAAATCACCACCACCCATTGAATCTAATAGCTGGGTTTTAGTGTCCTTGTATATCTGGTAGCCTTCGTTTTGAATGACGTAGCGTAACTGCTGCTCAGCTACTCCAGACCGTTCAGCGATAAGCTTGATATTCTCATCGTTGAGCAAGCCCATTTCACTCATTTTCTCAATCTGCCAGATATAAGGGTTATCCTCAAGGCTAGCGCTGCCACGCTCTCTAATTCGGTCAACAACTTGGTCGAATAAGTCCATTGTCATTTGATGGTAGATGTCAGCGACACGGCTAGCGTCTAGCATTAGCTGCTGATCATTTAGCTTGATAGGTTTCTTATTCGCCATAGGTTATCACTCCCCGTATATCGACTTATCTTCTAGGCTTCTATCGTTGCTGGCTTCTTCAATCGTGTTCCCGTTGATTTCTGCTTTGATTGCCTTGGCTTCCTCTGGTGTTACGTTAAGCACCTTCTCGATAGCCATTGTCTCAGTGCCAAAGCCTGCGTTAACCACCTTAATCCAGTAATCAAGCTCTGCGTTTCTGTCAGTGAAGACACCATCATCAAGGTTGACACTGATAGCGTCCATATCTGGAATTGTGCCACTGTATAGACCGTAAGCCTTGGCAAGCTCTAGCATTGAAATGATTAGCTCTCGTAGTGATTGCTCTACCAGTGAAACAATGCTGTTGCGCATTTGGTAGGTGTCCGAGTTCTCGCTGACAATCTCTGTTGCTGTCTTCATGCTCTTTCCGTCGAACGTAAACATGCCGGCTGACACACCTAACTGCATTTCAAACAAGCTCAGACCCTCATTGATAGCCTTGATATAGTCTTCTGCACGGATGGGTGTTGTAAGGTCGGTAATCTTAACACCGCCGTCAATGTCATTGCTCTCAAACTGCTCATAGACGTTTTGACCTACTTCAAATTGATGTCGGACAACAACCTTGCCGCCTTCCTCGGTATAGATAGGCTTAATCAGTTGAGCAGGAACAGCAACACGGCGCTGCCCCATTTTGACCTCCCACATAAACTGGTCATAGGTTTCATTGAGGAAATCAATCGTAGTCTTAGCGTTATCAAAGATAGATAAACCAAGAGGGCTATTGATATCCTTGTTATTCATGCCAGGGGCTTTCAGATAGGTAAATAGTGGACGGCTTAAACCGTGCAATTCCACTGATTCCTCCAGGTCCTCATAAACCTCTGACAGTGGCACCCTCTGACCTACAATGTTTTGATTGTCCGACCGGTATAGCTCGTTTGATACGGTATATTTGCCATCTTTAGACCACTCATGAAGCTCAATTAGCGTGTAATAGATTACTTTCTTACCTTGACCTTTCGTGGTCTTCGTAACGATAGCAGCACTCGAAACATCTTGAGTGTTCGATTGCAGTGGCAGAAAGACCGGTGCTTGCACAAACGACACTCTGACTTGCTCACCGTCAATATAAGGACGCATTGCAAGGCCACCAAGGGCCAGACATGACTCTAGGTAGCGTTCAAAGTTCTTTGTGAAGCGGTCATTGTTAAGCTGCTCTTGAATGAACTTGTCAGCCGTTGCATCATCCACCTTGATTTCAGCTTGTTCGTTGAATACAAGGCTAGCAATCTTCTTTGAAGCGGTCCTTGCGATAGGCAAGTGATTGAACGCCCTCTTTTGAGGTGTGCCGTTGCTATCTGTGTACTTGATAAGCGGATATTTGCCGGCAAAGTATTTCAAACTCTCCCTAATGCGGTCATATTCAGCGATAGACACGGCAATTTTAGGGTGGTCTGTGATATTAGTTAGACTTTCCGTTGTCATAACGTATTTACTCCTTGTGAATAAGTCTTTAATGGTCTGTACTATTCCCATTATTAGCTCCTTTAAGCTTTAAGATCTAACGCCCTAGCGTTGTCTAAAACGAAATATTTAAACGCATCGACGGTGTGGTCGTCCTCTTTGATAACTTTAGGGTCGTCTGTGTGTATCGTTTTTTCATCGTAGCGATACATCTTGTGTTCTTCGTAGAATATCTTGTTATTTGGCGTGTCAAGATAATAGAAGCGTCCCTCTGCCAATAGACTGGTAACCATGTCAATCATGGTCTGATTCTTCTTCTTAGCTACTGGATGCCAGCGCTCCCTATAGTCTTTGAAATACTGGTTTCGCAAAGCACCCTCTGCACTATCGATGGTCATTTTAAGTTTAGGCACTCGATACTGTTTCATAATCTTTTCGATGAAATCATGGATCATAACAGTCAATTCGCTAGGCGCCTTCTTGATTACCTGCCCCGCTGGACTGTAATAGAACGTGTCTAACAGAATCACATTACCTTTTGCAGTCAGACCAAAAGCACCGCAAGCCGTTGCTGATTGTTGGTGCCCGGTATCGAGTGCAAATGATATACCGATAAGCCTATCGTCTGTTGGCAAGCTGTCAATAGCGTGGAATGTACTCATGTTATAAACCTGATTACCAAGCCCCACTGCTTCACCCAGATAAAGATAGCGGTAATAGTCGTAATCATTCTGCTTAATGCGTTCGATATCTTCCAGCATTTGCTCGGTGACAAAGCCTAACTCATCATCAAGATAGGTGCTTGAGTGTGCCAGGTAGTTGTCATTAGTCTTGATATCCTCAAACCATTCGTTTATCCAGCTATACGGGTTTCTAAGTGGGTTGTATGACCAGAAAAACTGCACAAAGGGCGCCTTATCGTGTTTCTGCCGCATGAAAGTGACATTAGACTGGTCGAAGTCCTCAGCGTCGTTAAACTCAGCCGCTTCTTCGTACCACACGGCAATGATATTCCCAATGTCATTTGATTTCAGCTTTTGGAAATCGTCTTGGCCGTAGAAGTAGAATGTCGAACCAGTACGCTTGTGAACTATCTTAAAAGGGCTCACAGTAGCTCTAAACTGATTGTCCAGACCAAATAGACTAATGGCCCATTGAACCTTATTAAAAACGCTGTCACGGATTGTATTAGCTACCTTACGTATGACTACCACGTTAGCCTTTTCGCCCCTCATGATGTACTTAATCATCATATAGACGAGTTTCAGCACAATAACCGAGGATTTGAAAGAGTTACGCCCACCCTTAAGCACGTTGTAAGGCTTTTGAGACTGCCAAACCGTTTTGAAATGTGGGTTAACATTCTTCTGAATATCAATCGTCGCCATCTGGGATATCCTCCCATGCGTTGACAATGTTGAGGTTCATTGTTCCCTCAACGCCGCTATCGAGCTGTTCTCTTAGTTTTCTGATCTCAAGCTCCAATTTCTCGGATTGTTTTGCAGTCGGATAACGTTTCAAGATTTCAACAATTGCCTTGATAACTGTATTGTTGTCAGCCTTTTTCATCACCCGTTCAACTTCACCAGAGACTGGATTCATCATGAGGACTTCTTCATCACGCTTACCCCTTGCAATGTCGGATAGAATGGACAAGGCTTCTTTAGCATCCATGATGTTCTCGCTGTGCATTTTCTCAACTTCGGCATCGATATAGCTCTTAATTTCAAGTTTTTTCAAGTTTTGCCCAGCGATGCGCCCTGCCGTCTTTTCGCTATATCCAGCATTGATAGCAGCTTGTGTTGCATTGCCTAGCTTGATATATTCACTAGCAAATAATTTCTGTCGTTGATTTAGCCCAATATGTCCACCTCCTTCTCTGCCAGTTTTTTGTGCATAAAAAAGACAACCCACAAAGTGAGCTGTCTCTGATTTTCTTCGATAATATAATAATACCACTTTAAACAGTTGTAAGATACCGTGCTTTATCCGTCAAAATACCGTCATTTCAACACTCTACAACTAATTTGCCATCTCTATACAATTCAGCGAATGCTAGGATAGCATTATTAAGTAGCTCTTGAAAAGCCGTTCTCTCGAATCCGATTGCCTGGGCGATTTGCCAGTTTGGTTTCGGCGGGTATGCCAGATATTTTTCTATCAGTATTCTGCGATAGTCTGGACGGTATAGCCCGCTAACTGCTTGTTCTATGGCTTCTAGCTCGTTCATTGCATCAACACGTCTGACTGCGATATTTTCCACCGGTCTACTCACTCCGCAACCACCCCGTGGCATGAATGTGAATTCCTGCGTTATTTTCTGCTCAGCACTATCGTGTGCAATCTCTCGCCATCGTGGATATTCTCGAAGTTTGCGCTTGCAACGTTTGATTGTTGCTTTCTCATCAATTTCCGGCAATAGCATTGTTCTATCCTCTTTGGTATAATAGTAGTGTTGACTTTCAAAGAGTGCCGGCCATTGTGTCGGTCTTTTTTGTTTAGCTCAAGAAACGTTAAGAGATTTTATTGAAAAGATTGAGTGTTTATTCCGGGTGTCTCTCGAGCTATCTTTATCGCCTCCTTCCTAGATCAGCAATACCGGCAAGATTGCTAATCGCTGTAGTAAATGCAATTTGTGATATCAATAAGAAAGAGGGTTGTTTCACATCCTTTTTTCTTATATTTGCCGGGTTTTTGTTGAGCAAGGTCTGTCAGCTTGCTCGGTGTTGAAAAAGTGTCGAAAAGTGTTCAAACCACTAAAATCTATTTGTTTATTTTTTTAGTGTTTTGACAGACAATGACTGGCAAGAGGAATCGAACCCCTTGAGTAACCACTCCAGCCAGATATAGTGAAATCATTATCGGGGATATTCCCCTTTCAATAATAAAGTAGTGTGAATTATGGAGATTTCTGACCTATATCTTTTGCAGGCATAAAGCCTTGAATAATCACGCCACCAGTAATGCGCTTTAGATTGGTAAACAAAATAAAAAAGGTTCCTCGATTCTATAAATTATTATTTACTGGATTTTGGTGCATCCACGACCAGTCACGCTTCTGCTGATTTGAATGAAAAGAAATAAAAAGGTTCCTCTTTTCTAATTTGTATTGACTGGTAATAGCTAGCAAGGGAGTCGAACCCTCTTAAACCGTTCTAGCTACACGCCTAACGCATAGGCTGTATAAAGGGCTTTCCTGACCGTTGCTTTATTACGGCCTACCTTGCCTTTAGTGCGATACTCAAGCATGATGCGGTCAGCATCGTCATCCAATTTTTCGGGCCAGTCGTAGTTATTAAAAACATAACTAGCAATCTTGCTGAATAGGTCCCGTGACAGCAGCCCTTCCATTTGAATGAGTCTTAAAGGTGTCAAGGTGATGTCTTCTGCATTACAACGATTTAGGGAGTATTGAGCTCTGTTAGCGTCTATCTGATTGCAACCCTTGATTTCCCTAATATAGCTATTTAGATCTCTAGGGTGTTCCTTGCGTAGTTGTTCTACTTCCTCTTGGAACTGCTTGAAAAGTTCTTCTGGCAGTCCTGCGTTAGTTTTATCCAAGAATTGGCGCGTGGTTTTACCTCTTGTGTAATTCTTGGATAGATATGCTTTAAGGTCGTTATAAAGTTCATTCGAAATAATGCCTTCTAACCTCTCGACAGTTTGAGGTGAGATTCTCGCACGTTCCATGACCGCATTGTTGAGTGCTTGCAAAATGATAATCGCTTGTTTCTCACTGCACTGTCTCACTTTTTGAAAATACTGCTTATAGTCCCTTGGATGTGCTTCTTTAAGTGCTGCACGCTCATTGACTAACCGTTGATATAGCTCTGGTGTCAGTCCGGAATATTTGTATCTCACGCTCATGAGCTCACCTCTGCCAATTCTGGGTGTTCGTAGATTCTATTTCTAATAGTTGACCAATCGCACCCGTAATGTGATGCAATCCAATTTATTGATTTACCTTCGACCAAGAACGTTTTTAACTCTTCTAATGGAATTGAAATACGCTTTTTCATTTTTAAGCCTTTTCTATTATGATTTGCCATGCTTATTTTTTTCTTGTGAGACTCTGAAAAAATACGTCCTTTATTATGTTTGCTATTATGAGCTTTATTCAATATCAAAGATAAATTTTCTTTTCTTGCATCCAACTTATTCTCATTCAAATGATGTACGCTATATTCAAATGGAATTCTTATTCTTAGCCAATATTGCATTAAAAGCCTGTGCACATGAACCTTTTCGTTATGGATTGAAACGGCAGGGTAGTGACCGTGCAAATATATTTTTTTCTTGCTTAAAGAAGGTTTTTTCTGATACCACAGAATTGCCTTTTCTAATTCAGAATAATCAACAAGACACTTACATTCATTGTCGAACTCAATTTTCTTCTGTATTTTCACCGTCAAGTAACTCACCGTCCTCCCATATATTCCCGATAATTTCTCTTGAATTAGCTATGCTGCATAACCGTTCAAAATTATTGTATCTAAACAAACTATTCGTCCACATACCTAAATCAGTTCTGTACTCGACTACACCATCCAACAATCCCCCATCCGTACCAAGAATATCCCCTTCGAAGATTTCTTTGCCGTTTTTGTCAGTCAGTCCTGTTGATTGCATTAAAACGATATCGTCGAAGTCGTAGCGATTTGTCTGTTCGAAAAAGAGGGTCTTTACACAAATTTCGCTTTTCCCGAAATCGATAGACATAATATCATCAACTTCGTACATTGTTTTATGGATTTTGTTCCACGCTCTATATTTTGGAATCATTGCCCTCGCCCCCTTAGATAGCTAGGGATATCATCCCCAACATTCACCGCATCGTACTGTTCCTTGCTTACCAGAAACTTACCATACGCCCCGCAATCTATTGTGTAGAGCTTGCCTACCGTAGATTTTCCAGTAACCTTGCCGTGTAGTTCAACGGCATTGTCAGCCTTGTGGATCACCACCGTCTCGATAGGTCGGTTAACCGCTCGTAGGACGGTAGTTACATTAATGGCTAGTGAGACCAGTAGTAGAATTGTTGCTATCGTTAGCTGGTTGTCTCTTTTTGGTTTTGACAAAGTTGTCATCAATCATTACTCCCTTTCTATCCTTGATGTCGTTATAGGCTATTGTTAGGCACTCCTCCACGTCGTAGCCGAGTTGCAAGCATAAAACTATCAGCGTCACAATCGAATCGCCTATCGCGTCTTTTAACGACCATTCTGGGTCAGCGAAATCGTGCGGTTTTAGAAACACGTCTCGAATCTCCCCCACTTCCTCAGTCACTTTCGTCCATTCGACTTTAGGATTACCCTTGTCTAGCCCGTGACTAATAGCCCAATCATTGACCTTGTCAATAAGCTCAGCAATGCCGTCCTTTGCTAGTGTATCAAGCCCTAGTAGATAGCCAACGCTAACACCGAAATACTCAGCTAACTGTTTGGCTTTGCCTATACTTATTTGATTGGTCCCGTGCTCCCATCTTAAAACCGTCAATTTTGACACTCCTATTTTTTCGGCTACCTCAACGATGGTTAGTTTTTTCTGTTTTCGTAGATATCTAAGGTTGTTCATTGTGCATCCTCATGTCTAAATAATCTCTAAAACTTTGAAGTTTACTATATTCACTTATAGTCTTTTCAAGTGATTCTTCCACAACGGCTGACAGACTTTTGTAATTACCATATTCTTTTAAAGCTAGGATTTGTCCAAATAGGTCATTTGAAATTGTAGCCTGCACTTTTTTATTCATCCGTCACCTCCGATTAATTATAAGGTCGCTCAACGAATCTCCCGTCCATGAAGATTTCAAGAGGTCTGATCCAACATTTTTCGCCGTTTTCCGAAACATAAACAACGCATTCTTCTAATGTTTCTTCCCACAAGCCGACACAGAGGATTTTGTAATTTCTTCCAGTCTTGTTGTGTGTCCAATACGAACCAACTTTAGGTTTGTCCATCACTCCACCTCTTTCACTTCAACGCCTGGGCAGTCAAACACCCAGCCGAAGTCGGCTTCTTCTAGCTCTTTGCGGGTGTGGGCTACTCTTACCCCCTTCGCGCCTTTACCATCATCAAAAGTCCAGTCTTTAAAAGATGTACCATAGTTCAAAAACTTGTAATTGTCGTCAATCCCTTTAAACTCAACTGTATATTTAGGTTCGCCCTCGACTTTATACCCGTTAACCCACGCTTGAGCAAAGATGTTCACTCTTTCTAAAATCAACCAATCACCAACTCGTCCGTCTGGTGCTTCGTTTACAGCTCCGACAACAGTGTAATCCCCTTGCTTTTTAACTTCCTCGATATAACCCGCTATATAGTACGGGATTACCGGTTTAGGTACAAATGAGTCATATAGGTCTTCTGCGTACGATACAGAAATCTTCCCTACCTTCGATAGCGTTTGTATTGCTTCTTGTCTATCCATCGCATTCCACCATTTCAATCTTATATTTCCTTGCATTGCGATATTTCAATCCCAATCTGTGCATTTCATTGATTGCTTCATTCTTCGTCTGGAAGACATGCTCACTGTCTTCCATATTGTCGTAATATACGATAACCTTGTATTTCATATCTCTACTAATCTCCTTCCGTTCTCACTGGTTCTTCGAGCATATACCGGCGTGCCATAGTAACCAACGGTGCTAGCTGACACGCCTAATTGTTGGGCTATTTCACGCTTAGTTCCCATCGCTAGCAATTCTTCCCCTTTATACAGTGCATACTCTTTTGCTTGCATAGTTTCATCATCCTCGTTAGTAATTCTTCATCCGGTAACTGCTCAAGCGTTAGAATGCGGTTGAGTTTCTTTGCATTGATACCTAACTTAGCGCTGATATATTCCATGTCTTCGTGGTTGGCCCAGAACCACTTCGAGAACTCTTGCGTTTGGCCCAACACGCTTGTGTGGTCGTAACTCCCTGGAGCATATACGCCGAACAGCTTGTCTTTATATTTGCTGTTCATTTCACGCTCCTTCAATGTCTAACACAATCTTAAATTTCCCAGACTCACCACTTAGCCCGCCATACTGAAACGACATCATTTTGATAACTTCGTGATTGTCGTCTGGCCATAAATTAGCGTCCGTCAAGCCGTCTATAATAGCCTTAACAGTCGGATATAGGTTGGGTGGGTCTAATCTTCGTCTGGTTGGTGCATAGACCGTGACAAGCACTTTACAAGGCTTATCTGGGCTATATACTGGCTTAATGTTAAGCCCCGCTTCTGCTCTCGCTATCAATCGCAGTTTCTTGACCATCCGGCCCTCTGCTTGATAGTGAAATCTGTCATTACTGTTGATAACTAAATTTTGAGCAGGCTTAGATTTTGACCTTGGTAATAGAAATTCTAGTTTCATATTTCACCTAATTAGAACGGCAAATCATCACTAGTGATGTCCATTGGGTTTGAATTACCGTATGGGCTGCTTTCTCTTGCAAAGTTTGGCCCTTGCTGTTGTGGTGCTTGCTGGCCAATCGTATTGCATTGGTTAGCATTGCCACCTTCACGCGCTGCACGGCTCTCCAACATTTGGAAGTTCTCAGCGACTACCTCAGTGACATACACTCGTTGACCTTGCTGATTCTCATAGCTACGAGTCTGAATGCGTCCTGTAATACCAATCAAAGCGCCTTTTTTAGCCCAGTTAGCCAAATTCTCAGCTTGCTGACGCCAGATAACACAGTTGATAAAGTCTGTTTCACGCTCACCGTTAGCATCCTTGAAATTGCGGTTAACAGCTAGGCTGAATGTAGCTACTGCGACATTGCTGGGCGTGTAGCGTAGCTCTGGGTCTTTGGTTGTTCTTCCTACAAGGCAGACCGAATTTAACATAATTTTTCTCCTAGAATTTCATAATTTACAAAGTTATCATCAAGCAACTTAGCGAATTGATGCCATTGATTCTCACCGCCGTGGAACGTAAGTGAAAGATTAACCTTGTATGGTTCAGCGGGCTTGCTAGGCACTTCCTCGACTGGCTTAGTGTCTTCGATAACCTCACCAGTTTCAGCGTTGACTGCCTTGATTTCCTCATTTGCTGATTGTTGGGCCATGGCTTCAATTTCTGCCAATCGTGCCGCTTCTGCTTTCGCTTTGGCTTCTGCTTGCTGCTTACGCTCTACGGCCGCATCACGGTCCTTTTTCATTTGTTTCAAGATTTCAACTAGAGGTGTATCATTATTTAACGCTCTAGTGTATGGTTCTGTCGGCAACTCATAATCAAGAGCCTGTTCTTCAATCATGGCAACGTTGACTTTGTATTCTTCAAGTCGGTCATACTCAGCTAAAACAAGGGCGTCGATTTCTTCGATGGTTTCTTTTTTGAGTTCCATCTTCTTGTCTTTGAAATACTTCTTCAAAGAATAGCCGTCATACTTGTCCTTAAACGTGTCTTTATCCAGTCCGGCAAGTTCGCACTTTTCTTCAAATACCGATCTAACGTGGTCAACTCGGAGCAATCTATTGTGTTCGTCAATTTCGTCTCGTTTGGCACGTAACTTATTGATAAGTCCTTCGAGCGGCTCTTTAGATGTCTTGAAATTAGCTTCAAACTCATTAAGCGGATTCTTGTACACTTTCGAGATGTCTTTTCGCTTGTCGTCCAACTTTGTCAAGAGCCCATTGAAGCGTGTAAACTCCTTCTTGATATCGTCATATTCCAAGTTATCAAGTTGTTCATCAGACAACTCACTAACTGCTGTCTGAATAGCCTTGTCGAATGCGTCAAAATCAAAGCTAATTTTCCCCGGCGTATAGACCGGTTCGATTGTTTCCAAGAAAATATTTGTTGCGTTGTTCGTTACGTCCTTCATGTTCTATCCCTTTCGGTTATTGATTTTTGTTTGAATGTCGTTAGATACCACGTTAAAACCTGCCACTAGCAACTCATGGAAATCGTTGAGCTTGTACTTCTTCAAGTAGTAATTAGCTACTGTTTCGGTTGCTTGACCAGTAATTAAGGCAAGTTCGTTAATTTGTTGCATGATTGCGTCATGTTGCTCGTTGCTAATAAAGTTAGGTTGTTGATCGCTTCTTGACTCATAGCGTGCTTGTTGCGGTTGCTGATTTTGATGCGGTTGTGGGTTGTGAGTTTGGTTTGGTCTCAAGCTCTCATCTGCCACTTCGAAGTGGTCCACATCTTCCTCGCCGATTGCGAATAGTGCTTGCAAGGCGTACTTTCCGGCGTATGATTGTACGGCTCCTACCCACTGCGGTTCATTCATTTGCTTTAAATCTCCGTTACGAGTTTTCAAAATCGGCACAGGAGACAATTCTGCGAACGCTACTGCTTGCTCTTTCTCCTCTCGGTTAGATGCCGTTGCAATAGCCTTGATAAAAGTCTTGCCAGAAAATTCGACTAGATCATAGTTGACTACAACGCTCCAATTTGATTTCAAACTTTTAAAAACGTTGTAAATGTCCTCGGCGTGCCTTGAAGCGTACTTGGCAGTTCCTTCTTTCTTTTTTTTAAGCTGCATTCGTTGTTGCAACTCTGTAAATGTCATTTCTTCCATGTCATATCCTTTTTATATGCCCCTAATTCTCAAATTTTGGGGGTTATTTGGCGTTTTGCCGTTTCTCTAGTGTAATTGTGCCACTAGATTATTTAGGGCGGTTACAAGCGATTTTAGAGCCATTTTCTGCCCTTTGACTTTTTTAGATGCCAAAGCTCCTTTTTGAGCTTGTTGTTCTCTTGGGCTAGTGACAAGATTCTGTCTTGCTGACTATTGATAATCTCGCCCAGCTCACGACCTAAATTCATGTACTTGTTCCGCCAACGGTTTTCGACCTCGTGTGTTTCTCGTTCCATGTTTAATGCCTGCCCTCCCACCACTTCATGTTCTGTTAGTTCGTCAATAAGTTTAGGAGTGCTCCAATCCTATCCTCCATGGATTCTTCACGCTCCGTGCGTTCAAAGTCCGAGCCGTCAAGTTTAGTTACGTTGTATTCAGCTTCTACGATAAGCACTTCGCAGTCAAACACTTCAGCAAGCTTGTCAATGCCAGCTTTTTGTTTTTCGTATGGTTCGATTGGTAGCTGTAGCGCTTTCCAAAGTCGGGGGTCAAAAGTCGCTGTAAACGCTATGTTCCCTTTGTCTTTATAGCTCGTAAGAAAGCCATTCTTTTCAGCGCTGTAGAGTACGATGTTTTTATTGTTTTCTTTCATGGTTGTTATTCCTCACATTCGTTGTGCTTCTTGAAGCCAAGAGTTAAAGCAGTGATACCGGCAGCAATCACTACCAATCCCAAAGTGCTAGCAATACCTTCTTTTTCACCAGTAACTGGAAGAGTACCACCGTAAACGGGTGTATTTACCCCCTCTCTTGGCTCAGAATCGAGTTTATAAGATACCGTGGTATATTGTGCCACTTTGTTATTAGGACGCTCTACGCTCGTTTTAGGGGCTTTTTCTGGCGTGCTAGGTTTTTCTGGTGTTGGTTTTTCTGGCTCTACTGGAATTTCCAATTCTGGCAAGTCCAAAACTGGTGCATCAAATGGTACGACACCGCCTGACCATTCAGGTTTATCAATGCTTGGTGCATCGAATGGAGTTGTTCCGCCATGCCATTCGGGTTTATCATACTGTGGCGCATCATTAGGAATAACGCCCCCGTTCCATTCGGGCTTATCGTATTTCGGAGCGTCGAACGGTACTGTTCCACCGTTCCACTCTGGTTTATCCAAAACTGGCGCTTCGTTCGGTACTGTTCCGATTGGCTCAGTATATTCTGGTTTTACACGTTCTTCAGGAATACCCGGAATGCCACCGTTAAATTCAGGGATTTCAACTTTTGGAGCTTCACGAGGAATTTCAAATGTTGGTTCAGGCTTGTTTTCACCACTGGCATCGCCTTTACCACCGACAAGTTGAACATAACTGTATGAGATAGCACCGTCTGACTCAGCTTTCAACTCAACCTTATTGGTTGGGTTTACGCTTTCTTTAACCGCGTTAATCAATTTAGTTTTATAGTTAATATAAATCATATGATCAAGGCGATCCATTTTAATTGTGAAACCGTGGTCTGATTTACTGATTGATTTTACTAAATCCATAGCAGAACCTTTATCAATCCAAGGGTCTACGCTTTCAATCGATTTGATTTCGAAGTAATTATCAACAAGCTTTTGATTATCACTCATCTCATCAATGATTGTGACGTAATTCAATAGACGTTTAGCGTAGTTAATACGAGCAGTCCAGTTGATAACAGTTGGGTCATTCTCGTCTTGGCTGCCCCATTTAGAAAGTAATTCATCTTTACCGATTTCTTGCTCTTTTCCAATGTTTACAGTAACCACCGTACCATTGAAATTAACGTTAACTGGCTTGCCACTTTCAACCTTGTCAGTCCACTTAGCATCGAGCTTAAGACTCATTTGCTTGTTGAGTGGATGAGTGGCAAAGTAGTTATTGAATACAGTCGTAACCGTCTGAGTTTTAACGTCTGTTGATGCTTTACCCACAACAACTTTTTCTGGGTTATAGACATCAAAATCATAATTTGTTTGGAAGTTGATTTCTTTTGGCAAATCAAATTTAACCTTATCCCCTTCATTGATAGCCATATCGTCAGGGAATTTTACGTCTTTATATTCAACGGTAAGCCCTGAATACTTACCAGTTCCATTTGATTGATCAACGACAACATCTGGATTAGTTACTTTAATTTCGTTGTCTTCTTTGACAAATTCAGTAGGCTGTTTAGGCGTTTCTGCGACTGGTTGAGCTACTTCTGTAGTTTCTGCAATCGGTTGAGATTCTACTGGTGCTGGTGCCAACACTTTTGGTGTTTCTGCAACCGCTGGTGTTTCTACTGCTGCCACTGTTTCAGACGGTGTCACCGTAATATTCCCAGCGTTGTCAGCGGTATAAACATTAGATACTGCCGGTTGTGTGTCTGCCACTGGTGCGGCAGTTTCGTCCGCTGATACTGTGCCAGCACCAATTAATAGAGCTGTAGCAATAGCGAGCGTGCCACGCAATCCAAATGCTTTGCTTTTAGTGAATCCAGTTTTTGCGATTGTTTGAGTGTTGAAAGATTTCATGGTATACTCCTTGTATAGATGTTTTTTCTTGCACAGGCCCTTACCTGTGCTTTTTTAGTGCTCTCAACGTGCACCCACGACCTCGCCGCTTTGTAAATATGTTTTTTAGAAAGATTTTTGTGTGGGTAGTAAAGTGTTAATTTTTTGGGGAAAAATTATGGGTATAAGATGCACTCCACGACGAGGTCATGGCTGCACGCTGAAAGATTAACGTTATTTTGTGTACTTGTTCTTGAGGCGTTCTTGTTTCTCCTCTGGGGTTTCAACCCATTCAAAGAACGGCTCTGGTTGCTTGGGCTTCTTCTTGGGAAAAAGTTTTCTTAGTAGTTTCATGAGTTACCCCACTAATTGATCTAATGGCAATCCGTGGTCAGCGTTGAACTCTCGGACCATTTCGTCAACCATTCGATGCGGACGAACTTCAAATACTTCTACTTCTTCGTTTTGTTTTTTAGACCAAATCCATCCAAATAGTTTTTTCATGTTTTTTACCTCTCTTATTCTTCTAACTATGATTACTGTATAGTTATCTATTAGTATTTATTTCCAGTTAGTGCCGGTAGGCTCTAGATTGTTGTTAGTTAGTACTTGTTGTATAGTTAGTATTTATTAGTGCCCAATTTTACACATTGCAATTTTACACATTGCAATTTTACACATTGCAATTTTACACATTGCAATTTTTGGGAACTGTAAAATTTACGTTGTGCTATCTGTGGATAACTCTTTCTCAAGATGTCCCATCAGATACTCTAGGTAGTTGTCTGTTATAGGAACATCTGAGAAAAATCTGTGCACCTCACTCCCTTTTCCTCTACCTAAGCTACGCTTAATCACTCTCATATATCCTGCTTCTTCTAAGATTTTGAAATGGCTATCAACGGTAGTGCGGCTTATGCCTAGCCGTCTTGCGATTTCATCAGGATATACAACCCAATCGGGCTTATTGGTCAAGATGACCGTTAAAATGCCTATTGTTGCTGGTTTCAACCGTTTGTCTTGAGTAAAAGCGTTATTGATAGATGTGTAATTTTCGTTTGCGTTCCTGATTATGTATTGCATACCTCATAGTCAAGCCCCTTTCCGTAGTTTTTCTTTGCGAAAACCTATGATGATGTCATAGTAAGCGTGGCCGCTAGGTATGACATATTTAGTTAGATCATCAACTCTGGAACCGTCTGCCATAATGTTGATTATGGCCGGTTCCCATTTTTGTTTTTTCATGGTACAATCTCTTTAGTTTAAATTTTCTATCGGTCTGACTCTGGCAGGGGTCAGCCTTTTTTGTTGCCTTGGCGACACTGGAGAACTAGCGAGGACTTTTGGATTTTATTTTTAGGAGTTCTTATAAAATCAAATCATCTAATGGTATTGCTTACGTTTCAACTGAATTGTTGCCCCGCTAGCTCACTAGTGCCGTCAAGGTGTCGTCCTCAATCTTCTTGTTCGATAATCGGTAGGACGTCGATAGCTTTCAATTTGTCGTATATAAAACGTCTTCCAAGTTGTGTCCAGACCGTTGTCATGTTACTGTGGGGTTTCCCGTCCTTACCAACGTAATCGAATGTTCGACTTGAGATGTAGCCTTTACCAATATATTTCGCATATAGAACCCACTGACCATTGACGATGCGTTGGATACGCTCTTGTTTCAAGAGTTGGTTCATTTTGCGTGCTGACATCCCGTAGTCTTGAGCAATTTGGGTGATTGTCAAGCTGTCCTTGGTTTGTAAAATCAAGTCTAGGTAATCAGCGTTTTTAGTCGCTTCTTCCAACTCAATCAAGAGGTTTTCGTTTTGGTTTTCCAAGAGCTTGATTTTCTTATCAGCCATGAGCAATGCCCTAGCCATGATTTTTTCTGGGCTATTGAAGTCCTTTTCAACTTGGATAAAGTAAGTTCGGACTTCCTTGCCTTTGTCTGTTCGTTGAATCATTGCGATTTCTTTCGCCATATCCAACTTAATAATGTGATCTTGACTTGGTCGCCCTCCGGTACTTTTGCTCAAAAATGAGCTAAAGTCTTCACCCTCTGTAAAACCATATTCGGTCATACGTGGAAACCAATCTTTATAAGCTGTTTTAACACCTAGAGCTTTATGCAACTGTCTTCCAGAAACAACCGGCTCGTGATTCTCGTTCAGTGTTACGCTGATCAATTCGTTCATTCGTATCTCTCCTTTCTAATCTATACGAAATTTCGTATATTTAGGTTAAAAAAATTTAGGCTTCAGCACGTTCACTGAACAGATATTCTAATTCATATTCTGGGAAGAATGCTTTCTTGATAGCTACCGTCTCGCCAAATTTGAAATCAGATACACCATCAATTTTGCTACGAACCGTGCGGGAATCAACACCTAGCAGGTCGGCGATGTCTACTAATGCGACACCTTTATTCTTACGAATTTCTTCGATGTTTTTCATTTGTGTCCTCCTTCCTTAAGCTTGATTTAAGTATATACTAATTTTCGTACACTGTCAACAGAAAAATACGATTTTTTTTACTTTTTTTATTTACCCACTCAATTTTCTGTGGTAATATATAGGTAGAAAGAGAAATGAGGGTTACAAAAAAATGCAGGCTGAGGAAAGAATTAAGGAACTGATTATAGCTAAATACGGGAATGTAAGAGCTTTTGCAACAGAAAGCGGCATCTCTTATACTACTGTTCGCTCTATTTTAGAACGTGGTATCATGAACGCAAAAGCTGAAAACGTCTTTAAAATCTGTCACTTGTTGGGAATTTCACCGGACACACTCGCTGAATGGGGTGTTACGGACGAACCACAACCAACCAACTCCCACGATATCGATGAAATCATAGCTAATGCAATGATGTTCGACGGTAAACCTCTTACTGAGAGCGACAAACGTGCCATTCGTGGCATTATTGCCGGCTATATGGACAGCAAGGAAAAGTGAGGTGCTATGACTGAAACTGAATTGCTTGAGCAGTTCGACGTGTCTCTTTGTGAGTTCGACTCTAGCCAATGGCCACGAGATGGGTTCCTAGACCCTGTTAACCGTGTGATTTACATCAATAGGGATTTACCCATCGAAATACGTTTAAAGGTCCTACTGCATGAGTTAGGGCACTTAGAGCACGATCCTAAACACTATGAGCGTCTACGGGAGAAGTTTGAAGCTCAAGCAAATAGGACTATGATTCATGAATTGTTGAAAAATGAAAATCTGGACGATTTCAATTACTTACACTTTATGGAAAAATATAATCTCACCACGATTTGTGATGAGACGTTTGTAAAAAATGAATATTTAAAACTAAAGGAGATTGAAAAATGTTGAGCAAATGGAAGAATTTGAAACGCTGGCAAAAGTGGGCGATTGTACTTGTCTGCTTAGCTGTTCTTGGAAAGGTTTTTGAAATAACTGGGCTTGCACCGGAAACGAAGACAGAACCAGTTAAGACAGTCCAAACGGCTTCGTCTTCTTCAAAGGCAAAACCTAAAGCCAGTAAGCCGTCTAGCAGTGCCAAAGCGTCAAGCTCAAAGAGTGAGGAACAGCCTTCAAAAGAATCAAGCTCAGAACCAAGCTCGTCGGAAGATAAACTAAAAGACATTACCGAGGGTCAAATGGGCAGTTTTATCGACTACTTCAAGCAGGATTTGACTGATAAAGGTCTGGATATTAGTACATATAGTTTTTACAATCGCAGCACCATTTTATATATGACTGTTCCTAACGAGTATAAAACATATAGCAAAGCTGACTTACAGAATTTTGCTGATGGAATGCTTGCCAAAGAACATGAAGCCTTCAATGTCTGGGCTGCAATCAACAATGTCAATTATGAACGCTATCCGATGTTTCACATTAAAACGGATGACGGGAACGCTCTAGCTAGCCAAAAACTCAACGGAACAATGGAAGTTAAAGTTAAATAAGACAATAAAAAGCCCTGCACTCACCGTCGCCAAACTTAGAGTGTAGAGCTAGCACCACAGAAAAAATCCATAACCAAGAAAAATGAATTGAGGTTATGTGTTCTTTTCTGTACCCATTTTATCAAAAACGAGGTACAAACACAATGCATAAAGTAGCTATCTATGTCCGAGTATCAACCACATCGCAGGTTGACGAGGGCTATTCTATCGATGAACAAAAGGCAAAGTTGACAAGTTACTGCGAGATAAAGGACTGGAATATATATGACATATACACAGACGGTGGTTTCTCCGGTTCTAACACGGAACGCCCTGCCCTTGAGCAGTTGATAAGAGACGCAAAGAGAAAGCTGTTTGATACGGTGTTAGTGTATAAGCTAGACCGGTTAAGCCGTAGTCAGAAAGATACACTCTATCTGATTGAAGATGTATTTCTGGAAAATGATATAGAATTTGTCAGCTTGCTCGAAAACTTCGACACCTCAACGCCATTTGGTAAGGCAATGATTGGATTATTGAGCGTGTTTGCCCAACTCGAAAGGGAACAAATCAAGGAACGGATGCAGCTAGGCAAGTTAGGACGGGCAAAGTCTGGCAAGTCTATGCAGTGGGCCAAGACATCTTTTGGCTATGATTATATCAAAGAGACTGGCACGCTCTCAGTCAACCCATATCAAGCCCTAATCGTCCGAAAGATGTTCGAATGGTATTTATCGGGGATGTCGATAACCAAGCTCAGAGATGCCCTAAATGAGCAATATGGACAAGATAAAGAGTGGAACTATAGGACAGTTAGGGTTATCCTATCCAACCCAGTCTATTGTGGATATAATCAATTTAAGGGCCAGATATTTCCCGGCACTCATGAGCCTATTATATCCGAGGAAGATTTCAACAAGACGCAAGAGGAAATCAAAACAAGGCAAAGGACAGCCGCCCAGCGTTTCAACCCCAGACCATTTCAAGCTAAATACATGCTTTCTGGAATAGCTCAATGCGGTTACTGTTCAGCCCCTCTTGCTATCAAACTGGGCATGATACGAAAAGACGGCACGCGCTTAGTTAAATATGAGTGTAAGCAGCGACATCCACGGAAGACAAAGGGCGTGACTGTCTATAATAACAATGCAAAGTGTGATTCTGGGTTCTATTTCAAAGACGATATAGAGCACTTCGTCCTAACTGAAATCAGCAAACTACAAACTGATTCAGATTATATCGACAAGCTATTTTCAAACACAAATCAAGAGACAATAGACCGTGACAGCTACCAGAAACAGATTGATAATCTGACCGCTAAAATTAGCAGGCTTAATGATCTATACATTGACGATAGGATTTCACTAGAGGAACTACAAAAGAGGTCAAGCGACTTCATGGCAGAAAGGACAGCACTCGAAAAAGAGCTAGACGCTGACACCTCTCTCAAAGCTGTAGAGCGAAAGAAAGATATTAGACGGGTGCTTGATACCAAGGATATCTTCACGCTTGATTACGAGCAACAGAAAGCCATAGCACGCGCCTTGATAAGCAAGGTTAGAGTTACTAGTGAATCCATCGTTATTTTATGGAAATTATAGAGCGTTTTACTAACCTTTATTTCAATCAGCGTAAAAGCACGTAATTTTACGGCATTCAATTTTTTCAACATCAATTTCATGACATCATTCCTTCCAT